CGAGTATTTGTGTCTGGCTCTTCTGGTTGATGAAATTCAAAGTAAAGCGTTGGCTGTTGGTTCAGTCAACTTATCCCATGGATATTACTTGTCTTTATTCAATCGTGAAATGACCAAACTCGGTGAAGTCCCGCCTCCGACCAGCCGTTCTGTTTGGACGTTTCGCATTTTATGTGCTTCTCTGTCATTAGTGATTGCTTTTAAGATAAAGAAATCTTTTGGTTCTAAACAATATCAGCCTCCTCATGTGTTAGCTGGTTCCTTGTTGTCAGCTTGGAAAAGAAGAAACTTCTCTCTGACCGCAGTCCGCACCTTTTTGCGTGGATTGTTGGCTCGTTTGAAAGAGAGCAAGCAAGCCCTTCTGTTCAAGCTGCGAACCTTTCCTTGTCCCACGATTTCTTCTTCTGTCGACTTCACCGACACCTTTGATCGTCTCTATGTGTTGAGTGACGTCATCACCTCCAGTTTTCGCGCTATTGCGAATGGAGTTGTATCCTATGGCAGTCGTGCTTTGTGTGGTCTAGTGTCATCTTGTGTTCCTATTCCGACTTCATTTTCTGTTATCAAACATGGAATCGCTTTAGATCCCACTTGGAATAATCCTGTTGTAATTGTACTGTGGGAACATCTCTTCGCCCCATTTTGGGAAGAGACGTTCAAACACATTCCTGTAGTAGGGCCTTTGGCCACCGCTGCTATCACCTTTTGGGAAGCAGTCGTGTGGGCAAAAGCTGGAGCTTGGAAGAATTATGTCCCCACCTTTGTCATGCATTGGGTGACCCACTTTCTTCCTTTGATCCCGGCTGTCTCTATTCACTTTCTTTACAACTTGTATGCTTTGCACACCTTGTTTTCACTTGGTAGTCGCAGAGTGGCTCCAGGATCTTCCCGCCTTTCTCCTGTCCTTCTCTTTGTATTTTCTTTGTTTTCTTTTGCTTATATGTTAGTTCGTAGCTTGCGACCTAGAATGCAAGTGTTTCGCCATACTGCTTTTTCCCACAGTTTGGACAACTTTGTTCAAATTTTCCACAAAGACCCATGGGTGTTTCGACCCCACATCGATCTAGATTGTGAAACTGTAAAAGAAGAAGCTGCCCCCCACCAACTCGTTATTGCCAACGATCAAGCTTTCTGCAAAATCCCAGAACCTGCCGACGACTTAATTCCTGATGATAAAGTCACGTGGGCGCGGTTCGCCTCCTCCAGAGGAGAGTCAGATATTGCAGCAAAATTTGAACGAGGTATCACTGTTGATGGTTGTTGTGTTTTTCATTTGATTCATTTGGGAGTGCCCGTTTATGCACCATTACGCTCTGATTTCAATCTTTGGGCTGTTTTGAGTAGTCGCATTGTGGCTGCACCCCCTATGAAACAAGAAGCACAAATGATGGTCTGGCAACAACATTTTGA